TCAAGTATATTTCCCGCCTTATATATAGTAGGGGAGTAAAACGGGGAGTGATGAGTTTTACGACCACCTCGCCTCGGTGAAACCTCGGCGATGCCCCCTAAGGGCAAGACGAGGTTTACCCCTCAGTCGCTGTGGCTCCTTCGGGAGTTACCGGACAACATACGCAAGCGGCAGGTGTAGTGTAATATTCTCTCCAGTATAATATTCTGCCCATTAATAAAATCAAAGATTTCAATTACGGCGCTTATCCACAGCTTTATCCACAGAGGGAATTAGATGGCTGAGAACTCAGCAGACATAGCGAAAAGAATTATCTTAGGTTGTGTAGCTGAAGGAATGACAGTTGAGCAAGGCTGTGCCTCAGCCGGCAAATCTATAAAGACTTACGAGTACTACCGCAGGACCGACAAGGTCTTCGCAGATAAGATGGATAGAACTAGGTTAGGTCTAAGAGATAAATCCTTCGCCTCTAGTGATGTTCACGATCTTACCTTTGCAGAGTTCAGGCAACGCTTCCTTCATAACGCAACCTTCCCCCATCAACAAAATCTAGTTGATGTAATAGAGGGTAATGACCCAGGCTGGCTTCATCCTAATATGAAGTATGAGAAGGGTCTAAATAACAACCGCATACTTTTAAACATACCTCCTAACCACGCCAAGTCAATTACCATTACAGTTGACTACGTAACCTGGCTACTATGTCAGAACCCAAACTTTAGAGTTTTAATAGTTTCACAGACCCAGCGATTAGCTGGTGACTTTCTCTACGCCATCAAGCAACGACTGACTCACCCGATGTACGAGGACCTACAAGCAGCATACGCTGCTGGCGTAGGGTTCAAATCTAAGAGCGCCTCCTGGCAAGCGACCCGTGTTACCTTCGGGGATGAATTGCGTGAATCCAGTGAGAAGGATCCCAATATAGAAGCAGTTGGTATTGGCGGTCAGATCTACGGTAAACGAGCAGATATGATCATAGTAGATGATGCTGTTACTTTATCTAATGCCAATGACTTTGAACGGCAGATCAAGTGGTTAACACAAGATGTTAGATCTCGTCTTAACCCAACCGGCAAGTTAATTATTATTGGTACCCGTGTAGCCTCTGTAGATTTATACAAAGAGTTACGCAACCCTGATAGATATCCTGGTGGCCTAGTACCTTGGACCTATCTAGCAATGCCAGCATTATTAGATGCTAATGAGGATCCCGATAAGTGGGTTACCTTATGGCCTGCCTCTGATCAACCCTTTGATGGGCAAGAGGAAACAGACAAGAATGAGGAAGGTCTATATCCTCGCTGGTCTGGTAGAAATTTATTTAACGAACGTCAATCTATGGATGCCTCAACTTGGGCGCTCATCTATCAGCAACAAGATATATCAGATGATGCAGTCTTTGATCCAGTATGTGTTAGAGGATCTATTGATGGTATGCGAAAGAGTGGTGGTTTAAATCCAGGCTATCCAGGTCATCCTAAAGATACTCAAGGCTTTACTTATATTTGTGGTTTGGACCCTGCAATGGTTGGGGACACTGCTGCTATTTGTTATGCTGTTGATCGTTCTACCAATAAGCGTTTCATTGTTGATGCTATCAAGATTACAAGGCCGACTCCAGCGCAGATCCGCCAGTTAATATTTGACTGGACTGAGCTATACAAGCCTAGCGAATGGATCGTAGAGCGTAACGCTTTCCAATCTTTCCTAACGCAGGATGAGGGTATCCGCCAACATCTTGCAACTCGTGGAGTTGTTCTAAAGGAACACCACACAGGTAATAACAAGTGGGACTCAGGATTCGGTGTGGCCTCTATGTCTACACTGTTTGGAACAAAGCAGCACGATGGCAAACACCACAGAGATAATCTGATTCATTTGCCTAGTGATCAAACCGAGAATGTCAAGGCTCTTATAGAGCAGTTGATAACTTGGTCACCTGCCACTAAGGGTAAGACCGATATGGTGATGGCGCTTTGGTTCTGCGAGATCAGGGCAAGAGAGATGATCAACTACGGTCAATATCAAACTCATCATATGAAGAACCCATTTTTATCCAATAGGGAAAAGTCTAAACGGATGGTTATAAACATAGACGAATTACTATTGCAGAAAGATAAAACATTTATCTAAGGAGAAAAGTTGTTAACACCTAAAGAGGTAGTTGCGAAAGCAGCTCGTATACAAACTCGGTATGCCGCTAGAGATCAACGTATGCGTGATGTTCTATCAGTGCGCCAAGGTGATATATCAAAAGTATATCCATCTATGTTTTCCGAGGATTATCCAAAGCCACTAGTTGCTAACTTCGTAGATGTAGCTGCCCGTGACCTAGCAGAGGTAATGGCACCACTGCCATCCTTTAACTGCTCTGCAACCAATATGGTATCTGATACTCAGCGCCGTGCTGCTGATATGAGAACTCGTATTGCTAATTATTATGTAACCTCATCTGATCTACAGATCCAGATGTATCAGGGTGCTGACTGGTTTAATACCTACGGTATGTTGCCAGCAATGATTGAAATGGATTACGAGACAAACAATCCTCGTATTCGTTTACTAAATCCTTTTGGTGTTTATCCTGAGATGGATCGCTTTGGTAGAACTGTATCTTTGGTACAGGTTGTTACTACCGATGCTGAGACTTTAGCAGCGCAGTACCCAGAGTACGCTACCCAGATTATGCCACACAATAGATGGCAACAGGGTTCCCCATCAGTATCTTTGGTTCGTTACCACGACAAAGATCAAGACTTAATATTCCTACCAGAACGTCAGAATTTAATATTAGCTAATGTACCTAACCCAGTAGGTAAGTGTCTAGCAAATGTAGCAATGAGATCATCATTAGATGGTGAGGCTCGTGGTCAGTTTGATGACATCCTATCTGTTCAGTTAGCCCGTGCTCGCTTTGCAGTATTGCAGATTCAAGCTGCTGAGAAATCTATTCAAGCACCTATTGCTATTCCACAAGATGTACAAGAACTTGCACTTGGACCAGATGCGATTATGCGCTCTGCTAATCCACAAGGTATTCGTAGAGTTCCACTAGAACTACCAGCAGGTGTATTTACAGAGTCTGGTGTATTAGAGCGTGAACTTCGTATGGGTGCTCGTTATCCAGAAACTCGCTCAGGTAATATTGATGCCTCTGTTGTAACTGGTCGTGGTGTACAAGCACTACAGGCTGGCTTTGATACACAGGTTAAAGCAGCGCAAGCACAGTTTGCTCGCTTGTTTACTGAGATGGTATCTCTATGCTTTGAAGTAGATGAGAAGATCTTTGGTAATGTAACTAAACAAATTAAGGGAACCGATGACGGTACACCTTATACACTTAAATATATTCCATCTCGTGATATTAAAGGCGAGTATGGTGTAGATGTACGTTACGGCATTATGTCTGGTATGGATCCTAACCGAGCCATCATTGCATTACTACAAATGCGTAGCGATAAGTTAGTCTCAAGAGATTATGTTCGCCGAGAAATCCCTATGGAGTTAAATGTCACACAAGAAGAACAAAGGGTGGACATTGAAGAAATGCGTGATTCTCTTCGTGTTGCTGTTGCCCAGTATGCTCAAGCTATACCAATGCTTGCCTCGCAGGGTCAAGACCCATCTCAAGTTATTACTAGGATCGCTGATGTCATTGCGGGTAGACAAAAAGGATTACAACTAGAAACGATTATTGCTAAGGCATTTGCACCGGAGCCAGTGGCTCCTGCACCAATGATGCCTGAACAACAAGTTCCAGTAGCAGGAGCGGCCCCCGTTCCTGCCTCGCAGCCAACTCCAGAACAACAAAGCGGAGAGGCCCCTGCTGCTGGTCAACCTCAACCAGATATCGCACAATTACTCGCCTCTATCGGCGGCGCAGCATAATAAGGGAGGTGAATAAATGAACAAAGGATCAAGAGCTAAGGCAGTTGAAGCAAAGCCTGTAGAGCCAAAGAACGCACCAGCACCAACAACTGGAAAAGTATTCTTCGGATACACACCAGCAGGTCGTAAAGGCCCATCAGCAAAAAAGGGTTAAATTATTTAGTGATAGGAGCACTGGGTGAACCAAGATAATAATCTTAATCGCCCAGTGCGCTTGTCTGATTATTTAGTAATAGTATCAGGATTCTTTTTAAACTTAACATCAGTGATAGAAGCACTTGCAGATGATCTGCACCAATTAGCTATCTATCATTCAAACCAAAAAACTTATGAGACGAAGGTCTGGCAAGACTTCGCACAAGATTTAGAAACTTTAAAGGAGGAATAATGGCAAGAGGCCCATTAGCAGGAGCATCAGGCCCTGGTAAATTCTCCAAGAGAACAGATATGTCTTTAGGATCAACTTCATACGGTGAAGGACAAGAGACTGCAATGCTTAATACTGCAGCACCTAAAGCAACTACTCGTGGCATTGCAGATAACGTAGGTGGTAGACCATCTAACCCAGTAGCACAGGCTCCAGTAA